TCACGGCCTGCCCCGCCAGTCGCGGGGGATCTGGAAATGGGGGCCATCCTTGAACGATTTCCAGTCGCCGCCCCACTCCACTGGCACGCCCAGCTCGGCGGCGCAGGCCTTGACCACCGCGGCCAGATCCGAAAATGCCGACCAGTTGTTCCAAGGGATCGCGCCATCCATCAACGGCGCCAGGTCGACAGCGTGACCGAAGCCGCTGGTCTGTAGAAGGTGGTAGCTGCTCATCGTCCGGCTGGCGCCCTTGGCCACGTAATCGCGCTGTTGCGCCAGCGTCCGGACGCCCTCCACCACCATGAAATCGACTGTGGAGCGCTGAATGGCCAGTTTGACGACTGCAACAAGGTCAGGATGCACGCCGATGAGGCGCGTCTGGCTCCGCTGCGAAAGTTGGAACCGGCTCATTTGGGATCACCACCCAGCCTGGAAGCAATGAAGCGACGCGCTGCCAGTTCAAGCACCTGCTCACCCAGAATTCCCACCGCAGCGCCAGCGCCCACCAGGACGGCTATAGGCGCGTTCGGAAACGGAATCAAAAGCAGCGTCACGACCATCGACAGCGCGCTGCCGAGGATCATGCGCCCAGCCACTACGCGCCATGACAGCGCCTCCTTGTTGGTCAGTGCGCGACCTACGGCAACCAGCGCGCCCACGCCGGCCAACCACGCAAGCGTTCTTTCCCAATCGTTCATAACGTTTCCCGACAACGATAAAAGGCCCGCGCTCGCGGGCCATGTAAAAAAAGCACGGAATTTGGATCTGCGTTACAACTCGAGGCTTTTGCCCATGAAACCCTGGTCCCGCCGTCAGCCCCGCCGCAAGTCCACGCCCACCCTGGCCGAAGCGCTCACGCGTTATCTGGCCGAGGTTTCCTCCGCCAAGAAGGGGCACGCAGCAGAACAGTCGATTGCGCGCGTCTGGCGCGCGACGCGCCTGGCCATCCGGCCGGTTGACCGGATCCGCAGTTCTGACTTGACCGAGTTGCGAGACCAATGGCTTTCAGACAGGGCGCCTGCAACCGTCGTAAGGCGGATGGCCTTCTTGTCCCACGTCTACACGGTGATCCGGAAAGACTGGGGCTTCGATCAACTCGCCAATCCGGTACAACTGGTGCGCCGACCCGCTGTGGACGACGCGCGCGACCGTCGACTGTTCGACCGCATCACATTGCGCGGCGTGTCCGAGGACGACTGCCCACGCCAGGAATTGGAGTGGATCATCCGCGCCACCCGGTCAGCGGAGTTACCCACGATCCTGACGGTCGCCAAAGAGACAGGAATGCGCCGATCCGAAGTCGCCGGCATCCTGCGTGAGCACCTGGACCTTATGCACGGCGTGGTGCACCTGCCCCATACGAAGAACGGGCGCGCGCGAAACGTGCCGCTAACGCCTCGCGCTCGCGAGGCCCTCCGACACTGGCTCACCGGCAAACCCCTGCGCGGCCGCATTTTTCAAATGCAGCCGGGATCGGTCACGCGTGCATTCATCCGGGCCCGGCGGCGTGCTCGCGAGGCCTACGAATTGATGTGCCGACAGTACGGTCGACGGCCGAATAGCGCCTACTTTCGCGACCTGCGGTTTCATGACCTTAGACACGAAGGCACATCGCAGCTTGCGACCGTCTTCCAGATTCATGAGCTGGCCAAGGTCAACGGCAACGTGGACACTCGGATGCTGCTGCGTTATTACCACCCGCATGGGCGAGAGCTGGCGCAAAAGCTTGTGCGCAGCCCATTGGGGCGACGGCAACTGGAAGAAATGCGCCGAGAGCGCGAGTCTGCATTGCAGCCCCTGCCCCTGGCGGCTTGACCCCTGGGCCCCTGGGCTCCTAGGCCCTTAGGCCTTACTCAAGGCAACTTCGGCTCCTCGCGTCGGCTCTACCGCGGTCAGCCAAGACGGCAGCGTTCCCCAACCCGGGTAGCTGACCTTGTCGCCGGCCACTTCGTGATCGGCTCCGACCGAGTATGGCGTTCCATCCTCCACCACCCATAGCGGAGTGGTGCGATAGTCGGCGACCATGATCCACGCGTCTCCCTCCCGGCGCGGACATTTCCCTTCAAGCGGCGACGGCGGTGCGTCCTCGTATGCCCCAAAGGCAATGTTGAACTGGCCAGGCGTAAGCGCCAACTCATTCGCCACCGAAGCGTAAAGGTAAAGACCGTCGCCGTCGGTCTGGTAAATGTTCTTCTGCATTGTTTTTTCCTGTGAAATGAAATTTGCACTGCAAATGCGAGACAGCTGGGAAGCCGCCAAGCTGCCGCCACGGGACCGCTGGATATCCCGGTATGGACCGCACTGCAAACCGGCGGCACATTGTCCGTGTTGGAACCTTCCCGTCTGGGTGCGGCCGGCTATGCCGTTCCCACCGGGTCTGGGGGAGCAGGGACGAACCTTTTCATAGGCCGTGCCCTTGGTGGCTCTGGTAACGACCTGCGTAGCGTTAATGCTGCGTATCACCCTCGCATCCACGCCTGATGCCACTTGCACTGCAAATGCGAGAGGCGTGGGAACCAACCAAGTGCAGCGGCTCCAAGGGCATTCACACCCTGGGGTAAATATCGATGGGAGCGCCTTTCAAGTTGCGGCATTTACGGCGACTGGTTTGGCCTTTGCCGCCAGCGCAGTGCACGGGTTCAGGGCGGGTACGAGCAATCTCGGAGTCAACCCATCCGTCGGCGCGGAAACCCGCCCCACGAACGTTGCTTATCACCCGCGCGTTCACACCTAAATCAAGCATGAATTCGAGGGTGATAGGAGGTGTTCACGGGCCGGGTTTCGGTTCCTCCTGTAGTCGTCGTCAAACCCCATCCACCCGTCGCTGCCGAGCTTGCAACGTCAATCAGACCGCCCGTGCCAACCGCAATGGATCGGGACGAAAGCTGATGACTGTGCGCAAGAAGGGCATGCGACTGACGGCTGGCCAGTGCCCTTGCATTTGCAGTGTCAGCGTCAGTGCCCGTAAACCGGCGGAACATATCGCGCAGATCAGGGACGCGAAAAGTGTTCGCATCGACGTTGACGAAGTAATGCCCCCCCCGGCGCGCTTCCCAATTGGCCTGCGTGAGCACCAAGCCGTTTTCCTGCGCGTAACCCCAAAGCGCGGCGTAGGCCGATTTCTGAAGTACGCCACCCATGGCGTCTACTTCGCTGGGCAAAGGCGTGACGGTGTGGCCGTCCAAGGGCCGACCGCAAAGTGGCGAGCGGTATCCCGTGAAATAGCTTGTGGACGCCCAAATCCAGACCTCCGCCATTTCGGCGACGAGGATGGGTCCGATGTTGGTCGTTGGCAAGTTGTTCAAGGACACGACTGGTACGCGGGTGTCCAGCTCCGCCTGCAAACCGGCAACACGAGGGATATCGGAACGGGCGAATGCCAGATTGCTCACTGCGGCGATCTGGGCAACGGTTTCAAATGCCGTAACCGGCTCAACCTTCCATCCCGTCCCCCAGGCGGCAACGGTCGCCCCGGTGGTGTTGTACTTCGCCATCACCTCCGAAACCGTCACGGAAGGGTACGACCAGGCTTTGTTCAACTCGCCCAGCCAAATACAAGGGGCGCCACTCGCATCTGACCCAAAGCGGACGGCCAGGTCAGATCCGACACCACCGGCGAGGATCGTTGCGCCGTGCCGCCCCCACGCTTTGCTGGTCTGAACATAACCATGAATCAGGATGGTCACGGGCGGCACATCGGTCAGATACTCGAAAATATCTACCCGCAGACGGATCATCGTGTTTGCACCGATAGCGGCCGGAGGCAAGGTGATCTTCATTGCGCCGGTGATGGTGCCCGTGTGCGTCGAGAAGCCGCCGCCGTCTGGCAGTACGACGTGGGCAGTTTGCCCGGATGCACTATTGAGGCCGTATTGAGCGCCCACCGCTGCGCCAGTTGCCAGCAGGATCGGGCCGCTGACACTGCCGCCCGCTTTGGGAAGGGCTTGGATATCATCCAGGACTTGCGCCGGTGAGCGGGTGGCCAGAGCGCCAGTGCCGGCGCCCACCACATACGCACCCGCCGTGAGCGCCCCTGCACCCGTGCCACCTCGCGCGACCGGCAGCGTTCCGGCATTTGCCTTGGACACGTCCAACGCGGTCACATTAAGCGCCACATTCCCCGATCCATCAAAGCTCACGCCGCCTGCCGTGGCGCCGCCAGTGACAGAGAACAAACGCGTCGTGGCCAGCTTCGTCGCCGTACTGGCGTTACCCAGCGCAACTTCGCCTGCCGCCGACACGCGCCCCTTGGCGTCCACCGTAAACGTCGGCACCGCATTGGCATTGCCATAGCTGCCGGCCGTGACACCGCTTGCGCCCAGCGTCAATCCCAACGAGAGGTTGGCCGATCCATCGAAAGTCCCGCTACCCGTCGCGTCGCCCGTGGCGGCAATAGTGCGCGCGGTGGCGAGCTTGGTGGCGGTAGCTGCATTGCCAACGGCGACATTACCCGCCGCCGTCACACGCCCCTTGGCGTCCACCGTAAACGTCGGCACCGCATTCGCATTGCCATAGCTGCCGGCCGTCACGCCGCTTGCGCCCAGCGTCAATCCCAACGAGAGGTCAGCCGATCCGTCGAACGTCCCGATACCCGTCACATCGCCCGTGGCGGTAATCAAGCGCGCAGTGGCCAGCTTTTGCGCCGCGCCCGAGGTCAGCGACGTAGCCGTGCCGGACAGGCGCGCGACCGGCACCGTGCCCGTCTTCAGATTCGTGGCGTTCAGATTCTGCTGCGCATAGCTCAACGCGTCGAAACTCGTCGCGGCCAGCGGCCGGCCGGTCACCGACGCCAGCCCGTCCAGCTGCTTGTACAGCCAGGCCAGCCGTTCGTCGGTGGTCTGCTGCACCTTGTTGAACTGCTCAACGGAAGGCGGCACGGATCCGATGAATGACCAACCCGTCTTGTATTGCAGGTCGGTGATGTCTTCGGTCAGGCCGTTCTGCGCCCAGGTCGATTTGAAAAGGTCGAAAAATGTGGGGTCTGCCATCAGTAAATCCCTCGCGCCAGCACGCCGACGCCAAAGCCAAAGAAACCTTGCCCGCGAAAGCCGAAGGGCTTTTCGGTCGAGCCGGTGATGAGTTGCACGCCGATGCCGGCGGCTTGGGGCACCCACTTGTAGGGGTTGGCCATGAGCGGATCATTGGGGCCGGGAATGCGGCTGACCCAGATCCGGATCTTTGCGTTGCCGGCGTTCTGCACGACGACGCGGCGCACATCGAAAATCGGTTTGAGCGAGCTGGCGATCTCGGGCGTCGTGCCATGCCCATTGTTCAAGGCGATCTTCCAATACAGCAACTTGCGGTACTCGGCGTCGAGCAAGGTCGTCGAACCTGCAACCGGCCGCTCGTTCGCGCGGCGCAAGCGCGCCTGGCTGAATCCGCCCACGTTCTGCTGCGTCTGAAAGCCGAAGAACCGGACGTAGATCGCTTCATCGATGACGCGGGGCAAGCCGACGATCTCGCCGATGCCATCCAGCTGCCTGCCCACCGCCGTCTCCAGCCAGCGGTCTTCGTACAGGGCGCGCAAAGCCCCCTGCAATCCTTCCGCTGGCTTGAGCAGTGCCTTGACCAGCGCCTGCAATCGAGGCTTGGCCTGGAACTGACCCAGCCAATGGCTCCACGCCACCTGTCCGTGGTCCTGGTTCAGATCCATCACGTCACCTCGATGCGTGACAGATCGAACGCCGCGACCTGGAAATCCTGGATCGCCACGTTGGCCGCGCGAAAGTCGGCGGCGGTGGGCGTAAAGGCCGGGTTGGCCGAATAGGCCAGCTTCAAGTCGACGGAGGCCAGGCCCGGCGTGCGGAAGATCGCGCCGTAGAGCCGTTGCAGGATGACGTCCTCGCCGATGCCATAGGCCTCGCCCACCGAAGCCAGGCTCTGCGCGATGCGATCAAAGCCATCGGGAGGAAAGGCCTGCTCGGACGGCGGCAGCAAAGTGGTCGCGCAGCGCACCCACAGATACACGCGTTCGGGCCGGTCGAAACGGATCAGCTGGTCCGCTCCTTCCGCGTCCTTGACCACCACCCGGCGCTGGCCGTGGGTGTCGATGCCCGCCGCGACGACGTGGAAGATGGCGTCGGCCACCTCATCGTCCAGGCCGCCGTCGGCGACCACGTGCACGCTATGCGGCGGACGGCCCAGCGCGTCGGGCGTGTCGGTGCTGTTCATGAAGACCTTTACGGTGCGCACGCCCGCGACGCGGTCGCGCACGTTGGGCCCGATGCTGGGCAGCGTGGCCGCGCCAAGCCGGAACAGCCCGGTCGAATAGCGCGCGCGCAACTCGGCGGCGTTCTCCGCCAGGCGGCCGGCCACGCCCGCTTGCAGGTTGTCGACCGCCGCCCAGCCATCGACCTGCGTGATGATGCCGTTCAGGTCACCGATGGCCGCGCCCTCGTCGGACGCATCCAGCGTTCTGGCCAGCGCGGGCGATCCCAGGCGGATCAATGTCAGGCTGGCGGTCCATGCGAAGGCTGACGCCTGGCGGCCATCGGTGCGGATACGCACGGCGGCGCCGTCGCTGGAGACCTGCAAGCCGCTCGCGGCCAATGCGGCCACCAGCCCCGCAAGAATCTGCGGCAGGTTGGTGGTCGCGCCGGTGGCGTAGGAATAGGCCACGCCGTCAATCGACACCGAGTAGGTCGTCGATGCCAACACGGCGGGCTGCAAGATCACATCGGCGGCCGCGCCGGCCAGAATGGGCGTGGCGCTGTCCAGCGCCCACACGTTCTGGCTCACGCGATGCCGCAGTTGCGCGCCCGCCGGCACGACCGTACCCGGCGCGCCGTAAAGCACCACGTAGGCGCGCGACGGTTCGTCGCGATAGCGCGATACCCCCGTGAACGAGACGGCGCGGTCCAGCGACACACCGGTCGCAGACCCCGGGTACATCGCGTAGTACACGCCCTCGGCCTGCTCCCACAACGCCGCTTCGCGCTCGGCGAAGGTGTCGATCAGCAGGCCGGTAATGCTGTCCGGGCGGGTTTCCACCACCCCATTGAATCCGGCGGCCAACATCCGCGCGCGCAGGTCGGCCACGATCTCCTGGCGGATTTCAGGCAGGCGCGGGCGGTCGAACCCATCCGGTGTGACACCGTAGGCCATAGATACCTCAAGCAAGTAAGGGGTTAAGACGTATGCAGCAGGACGACGCGTTCGAGCCGTCCGAAAGTGGTGTCGACGTCAACCGTCACGCGCAACACGCGCAACTGGCGTTCGATCTGCAATTGCAGCGCGCGAACCTGAAGCACGCCCGGCACGTCGCGAATGCGCGCGCGGAAGATCGCTTCGATGCCCGAGCGATCGGGCGACTTCACCAGGACGCTATCGAAGTAAGGAACGCCGAAGGTCGTATCCAGAAACCATTCGCCCAGAAAAGCCAGCAGGGTGATCTTGATCTGCTGGGCGATACGTTCAGCGCCATCCACCAGCGAGGCGCGACCCAGCAGATCCAGGTCCAGATCGTGGTCGTCGGTCAAAGCAAGGTCCAGGGCCATCAGATGGGGTCCTCCGTGGTGCCGCCCGCGTAGGCGTGGCGATGCGTATCGCCGATATTCTTGCCGTTGTGCGTGACGGCGCCGCCTTCGTAGGCGACCCCGCCGCGCACGCGCATCGATGCGCCGCCCTGCCCGCCTTCGCCCGCCATGCCCTGCGTGTAGGTCAGCGGTCCGTTGATCGTCACCGGCGTGTTCAGCGTGGTCTGCTCGGCTTGCACCGTCCACGTCTTGACCTGAAAGCTCAGGTCACCCGTGGGCGACAGCTTGATCGTGCCGGGGCCGTACTGAATGCTGACGTTCTGCGTATCGGCCGCCATCGTGCCCGGCCGCAAGAGCGGCGAGGCGAAGGCGTCGGACAGATCGAATTGGCGCGGGTCATCAGGCGGGCCGTTGTCGCCCGCCAGCCAGTTCTCAAGCGCGCGCGCCGAGAACGACAGCTTGATCGCGTCGCCCGGCGCAAGCGGCACCGAGATCAGCGCCTGCGCGCCGCCCACGTCGCCGACCGGCCAACACACCGGCACCCGCACCACCTGGGGCGGCGGCAGGACCTCGCCGTTGGCCAGCCGCTTGGCCAGCGCGGGGCGAGCCGTCACGAAGGTGCCGTCATACGCCACGACTTCACCGGGCAGCGTCGTGTAGACGTCCGCCAACTCCGTCGCGATGAGGCGGCGGATAAGCGTTACCGCATTGTTCATGGCTATTCCTTTTTCTGTGCGGGCGGGTGGCGGTCAACCAGATTCAGTTCCGTCTGCCAATCCCCGCCCTCGCTATCGCCGGTGTGCCGCAACGTGTCCACGCGCTGAAACGCCTGGACCGACCGGCTTTCCAGCTTGACCAGGTCGCCCGGGCTGATCGTGGGCAGCAACAGCGACTTCACTTTCCAGCCGTCTCGCTGCTGCTGTCCGCTGGCCGCTTTGGCAGCCGTCGCCGGCGCGCGTGCGCCAGCCTTGCCCGCTGCGCTACCGGTCGCTTTCGATTTCTCGGTGGCGGCCTCGCGCGTGCGTTCGGGGCTGCCCAGCAAGCCGCTGTCCATCGCCAGCACAACGGCTTGGCGCCGCGTGGTGCCCAGCCGCTGCACCACCTGCAACTGCTGATTCTGGATCGACCATTCCAGCCCGGTCCCCTGCGTGACCTTGTGCAGCGCCGTGCGCGCCGCGCCGTAGAACGAGAAGCCCTGTTGCCAGCGCCGGTCCGGCACATCGTCAGCCATCACCAGCGGCAGGCCCATCTGCGCGGCGATGGCGCGGATGATGTCGCTGGCGCGCGCGCCCGGTCCCAGGCCGATCGACACGGCGGTGTCGCGCACCTCGATATAGCCGTCCTTGACAATCAATTCGGTGATCAGGTCCGGCTGCTCGAAGCGCGTGTAGGCATGCACGATGCTGCCCGAGGCCATCAACAAGGGCCCGCCCTCTTCGGCATAGCCCGCGTACAGCACGCAGCGCAGGCCGGGCTCTTCGAGCGATCGGCGGGTCTGCTCGGCCAGGTTGTACAGGGCGATCTTGGCGTCGTTCGGTTCCTCCGCCGAGGTCTTGGCGATGTCGAAGGTCATCCGGATGGGCGGCACGATTTCCAACCCCTTGTCGCTGCTGCGCTTGCCCACCAGCAGCCGGTATACGCGGTCAAACCTGGCCATCTGGCGCCTCGTCGGCATCGATGTAGATCAAGGCGACCTCACCCGAGGGCAAGGCCGCGCGGCTGATGGTGTCGCGACGGTCCGGCGCCAAGGCGACGAGCTCGCCGGCAGGCACCGCCAGATGGCGGTACCCCGCCAACAGGCGCGCATTCGGCACCAAGGCAATGCCGGCCACGATCAGTTCGTTGTAGGCGTTCTCGATCGACAGCACCCACAGCTGCGCCTCGCTATTCCAGGACAGGCGCAGAAAGAAAGCCATGCCGTCCAGCTGCACTTCGGTCACGCTGTCGTTGGTGTCGGGGATGGGGATCTGGATCATGCGGGAAGGGTTCCTGTCGTGATGTCGTCGCGCTGTTTCGGGCTGACGGGGTTGCCGTTCTGCTTGCCGGCATTGGCCTTGGTCGTGCCCGCCTTGCCTGTTGCGGTGCCGGATGTTTTCTCGGGCGGAATATCCGCCTGCCGCAGCGTCACCTTGCGGATGCGCCGGAATGAGGCGGATATCTCGAAGCGGTCGCCGCCGCCATTGCTGCGTCCGATGGAACAGTTTTCCATCACGAAATCCACGTACACGTCCAGGCCGGTGGTGATGGTGATGGGCAGCCGGTCCGCATGGATCTTGCGCAGCGCGTCCTTGGCGCCCACCAGCTTCGAACGCCCCGCGCCCAGGCCCAAGCCCCGGCCCAAACCCCGGCCGCCGCCCAGCAAAGTGACGTCGGCCGCCGTCACCCAGCCGTCCAGCGTCAGCTGTTCAGACTCCTGGACGACGTGGTCGGTCACGGGCGGGCCGTCTTCCACGGCGTAGGACGTGGCCCGGCTGTTGAGCGCGGTGCTCTCGCTGACCACCGCGTCCAGCGGCAAGGTGCCGATGCTGCTGCCGCCATTCCACCCGAAGATCAGGGAAACAAAGTTCATGGATGCTCCTAGCTTGGTGCCTCGACGGCAGGTGAAATGTCGAAGCTGTGTTGCAGGCTGTTCAGATTGCGCTGCAAGCCCAGGTCCACGCCTTGCGCCACGGCAGCGCGCACGGCCTGGGGTTCTCCGCCCGGCGCGTTGACGGTGATCTCGTTGCGGTTCTGGTACGTGAAGGGCCCACGGCCGGCGTTCAGCGCGGGGCCGAACAGGACGGCGGGCGGCGGAACAGGAACCTTGCCGCCTCGTAATACCGCCAGCAACTCCGGCGACATCGACTCCCACCCCAGGCTCTGAGGCTTGGCATCGACGTCTGAGGCCTGCGCGTCGTCCTCGGCGTCGGAACCACCGGGCAGCAGGCTTTTGAACCAGTCCTTGGCCCGCTGCACCTTGTCCAGCACCCAGGTCTGGATGGCGGCGCCGATCTCCTTGATCGTGGCGATCATCCGGGCGCCCATGCCCGAGAAGAACGTCCACAGATTGCCGAACGCCCCGGCCCAATGCTCGATCGCGCCGTCCCAGTCCCCAGTGAAGGCGGACACGACGCCTGCGACCAGCTCGGTCCAGAACGCCCAGATGGCCCGGATGTAGTCCAGGACCGGGCCCAGGAACGAGGCGTCGGCCATCTCCATCAGCGCGTCCCAGCTTGCCGACATGTACGCCTTGATCGCGTCCCAGTTTTCCCAGATCTGCCAAAGCGCCGTCGCGGCCAGGCCAATCAAGGAAATGATCCGGCCTATCGGCGTCATGGCGAACGCGTTCCACAACATGGGCACGACGGTTCGGGCCAGGAACAGAATCAGCTTGCCGACCGGCGAGAGGACCTGCCAGAGGCCATAGCCCAACACGGCCAGTGTCGCAAAGCGCTGGACCCAGGGCCCCAGCGCCTGCCCCGCGCCGCCCAACAGGTCCTTCACGTAAATCAGCACCGAAGACACGGCATCGAGCTCGTCCTGCCATTCCTCCACGCCTCCGATCCAGCCGCCCAGCACGGAATCGCCGCCTGCCATCCAGGTGGCGATGTCCTGTCCGATCACGAAGATCGTGGCCAGCAGCGCCGCCATGCGCAGCATCGGCCGCAGCGTTCGCGTCCAGACCGACAGCATCTGCATCGCGCCCCCCGGGCCGCGACGCAGCGCCATGGCCGAATCCAGCCCCCGCGCCACGCGTGTCGCCACCACCAGGGACCGGATGAGGTCGCGCGAGAACTGCGTGGCCTGGCGCAAGCTGTTGCCCAGCGCCACCATCCCCAGGCTTGCGCCGGCCAGCGCAAGCAGCTTGACGATGGAATCGATGTTGTCGGCCAGGTACAGGATGGTCCCCGTCACGGCCTTGAGCGCGGCCTGGCCCAAAGGCAAGGCTTGGCCGACGTAGCGCTGCAAGGCGTCGTTGAACACCGTCATCGCCGCCGCGATGGACGCCGGTTCCTCCTGGGCCTGCGCGCGCATCGCGGGCAACTGCGATTGCAACGCGGGCAGTGCGCGCTCGGTCGTCAGCTGGCCGTTTTGAACTTGCTCGCGCAACTCTCCGCGGTCAAGGTTCAGGCCCGTCGCCAGCGCTTCCTGCATGCGTTGCGGCATGGCATTGAATTGCGCCATGCCCAGCTTGCCCTGTTCAACCATGGTCAGCAGCGACGTCACCACACCGTCCCGCTCTTTGGCGGGCGTGCGCGACAAGGTCATGCTCAACGCAACGGCTTCGGCAATGCCGACAGCCTCCTGGCGATCACGTCCATGGTCTTGCAAGGTCTGCGTGGCCCGCGCATACGTATCGACGTTGTCCGCATACGGCGTGCGGCTGACGCGCGACGCACGCGCAAGCTCGCCGTCCACCGTGGCGGCCTGCGCGTCCGAGCCCGCCGCCTGCCGCAAACGGCCTTGCGTCTGCGTCCATGCGTCGATATCGGCGAGCACGCGTTTGAGCGGCTCGGCCCCCAACGTCAGCTTGATCGCGCCGCGCAGTCCGCCCAGCACGACCGCATGCTGGCGCGCCGCCGTCACGCCTTGCGGTCGCGGCGGCGTGCGTGCAGCGGCCGCCTGCGGCGGGGCGGTGACGCCGGCCAGGATGTTGGCAAACGCCTGACCCATCGCGCCGATGGCCTGCACGCTGGTGCGGACCATCTCTTGCAGCATGTCCTGGAACGCTTGCCGGTGGGCGTCCAGCCCGGACGCATCCCACTGGTGGCGCAGCACCGTCACCACCTCTCGTACAACGATCATCGTTACCTCGCCTTGTTATCTGCCGCGGCCTGCGCCGCCTGCTGGGCATCCATCAGCGCGTTGAGCTTCAGGATGTCCAGCAGGTCGACGTCGCCGCGCTTGACGGCTTGCAGGCTGACATGGCGGGCCAGAATGGGCCGCCAGATGATCAACTCTCGTTCGAAACCTGGGGCGAAGCGGCCGACAGGCTCGCCAGCTTCGCGCGGGCCGGACCAAAGCGGCCGGCCCAACGCGCCAAAGGGCCGGCGAAGTTGTGCTCAAGAATGTGGAACAACAGCTCCAGGATTTCGGCGTAGTCGGCAAAAGCCAGCCCGCGATGCGCGGACGTCAGCTTCTGCGGCTCGCGTCCATCCAGCTCGAAGCTGACCAGTTCCGGATCGATCAGGCGTTCGGCCCAGTTGGCCAGCGCATCGCCGCCCAGCTTGGCCGACAGATCGCGAAAGGCGGACATCATCGCCGCTTCGTCGCGGGCTTGCCCGCCACCGTCGCCGCCCAACACCGAAGCCAGCAGCGAGCCAGCGGCCGGCAGCACTTCCTTTTGCAGATCGCCCAGCAACTTGAGCTGGCGAAAGGGATCGAAGCGCGAAATGCGGAAGATCGTCGTGCCCAGCGTGATTTGCTTGACGGCGCTCATCAGGTGTTGCCTCCGATCACGTTGATGGCCGGACCAGTCTCGATGGTCCATTCGCGGCTGCCGACCTTGGCGCCATAGCCGGCGTCCGGCATCTTGACGATCCAGGCCGAATCCGAGGCGTGCAGCGACGTGCCGCGCAGGTCGGTCACCGAAATCGGCACGGCGCCGTTGCCGTCGGTGGCGCGATCGGCCTGGTGCAGCGCGGTCAACGCGGCGTTGCTGGCGCTGGTCTGCATCAGGGTCAACGTGATCTTCAGGCGCGAATCGCGCGACATGGAGCGCGCCACTTCGCCATCGACGCCGACGACGGACGCAATGCCTTCGCCGATTTCGGTCACGGTGACGAAGGTGTCTTCGGCCAGGCCGGAGATGGGCAGCGCGCCCATCACGATCTTCACCTGGTTGGGTGCATAGGTTTTGACTGACATGGATAGGCCCCGATTACAGTTGTTGGTAGGTGAGGTTGCCCTTGATCTCGGCAACATGGATGGCGCCAGCCAGGCGGGCGCTGAAGGTCAGGTCGCGCAAGATGCGGTTGGCCTTGTCGTTGGACGACACGCTGGCCGCGCGCGGCACGTTGATGATGAAGCCGGGAATCTTGCGGCCCGCCTCGTCGATTTCATCGGGCGCAACCAGGCCACGGCTCTGACCCAGCAGCAGCGCCTGGCGGATGCCATTGACCAGGACTTGGATGCCCGCGTCGGTATAGGGCACCTTGCCGTTGGCGTTGATCAGCTGCGATGCCACGTTGATCTTGACCTGCTCGGCCAGCCAGTCGCGGCCACGAATCACGTCGATCCATTCGCCCGCGGCGACCTTGCCGTTCTGCGTGACGGCAAAGTTGCGCATCTGCTCGAACGTGTTGGCGTTCTTGGCGTGCGCGGCCAGGGCTTCGCCTTCGGCGAGGTTGTCATAGGTCACGCCCGACAGGCGCGTATTGGCCCAGGTCTCGCCGCCCGGGTAGAACGTGAAGCGGTTGGCGGCAACCGCCGTGTCCAGCGACTCGCTGGCGGCCTGGCCGTGAAACCACACGTGCGTGCGGAAGAACTGCTTTTGCTGGCAGCGCGACGCGATGTCGTTGGACACCGCCGCATCGATGATGCCGGCCTGCGCGCTGGACACGCCGAAAAGCCGTTCGTTCGACTCCACCCATTCGGCGGCGTCCAGCACGTCGGCTTCGACGCGGCTGGCCAGCGACACGCCGTACCAGTCACCGTTTTCGCGCAGGCAGGCATTGAGCGCGGCCGAGGGGGTTTCGGTGCTGACCGGCGCGGCCAGTTGCAGATTGCCCGACACGGCGATGGCAATGGCCTGGCCCGTGACGGTGGCCGTCACGCTGACGTCCGTGCCAGTAGCGACGGCCGTCACCGGGGCCTGGGTTTCGGCGATGGCGGCGGCCAGGGCGGTGGCCAGCGTCTGCGGCGTGCTGTCGGGCAGGCCCGAGACATTCACGTCGGCCTTCTGCACGACACCCTCGGCATCGCGCCACGACAGCGTGGCGGTGTAGTCGGCGACAGAGGCGCGCGTCACGGAAATGCGCGACGCGTCCACCTGACGGCGGCCGACGAAAACACGGGCCACGGTCGGAATCTGCTTGAAGGCATCGCGCACGGCGATGTAGAGCGGGTCGGTCGGCGCCATGCCCAGGTCCAGCAGTTCGCCCGGCTCGGTCACCGCCATGACGCGGTTGACGGCCAGCGCGTGCGCGCCCAGGATCAGGAGGTCAGAAAAATTCTGCTCCTTGATCGCCGTGGTATTCAGCGAGATCGCCACATTGACGATCCGGTCGATTTTTGCCATTTGCGGCTCCAAAAAAAACCGCCCAAAGGCGGCGGGGACTACGTGAATGAAGACCGAGGACGCTAGCGCGCCGTCTCGATCTGCGTGGAAAAAGAAGCTTGCAGACTGGGCTGTAGCCCGCCTGTCGTCGTGATCGTGCCGGTCACCGTTTCAATAAGGCCGACAAATTCCGTATAGGTGTGCGCGTAGCGGATACCCAGTTCAAGCACGCCCAGCAGCTCGCTGGCCGCACCCGCGGCCTCCTGCGGTACGCGTTCGATGCGGCCCGACTGAAACACGGCCAGGCCCAGCGCTTCTGCCTGTTCCTCGAACGCGGGATGGCGCAGCGCCAATCCCAGGTTGTGCAAGGCGCGATAGGCGGCAAGGCCCACGCTGCGCAGTTCGACGCTGGCGTCGCGATGGTCGTGCACGGGCTGATTGCCGTCATCGTCGACGCTGCCGGCCTCGGCGGGGCCAGGCTGGACCCAGCTTATGGCCATGGCGATGTAAGGCGGCGCGGGCAGCGTCTGGCCTTGGTCGGCAAGCACGACGGGCACGTCGCCCGCAGCGGAGGCAAGCAGCGTAAGGATTGCGTTGTCAGGCATCACGTCGGTCAATGTGGGCTCCGGAAAAAACAAAGCCCGCGAACCGTTGAAGGTTGGCGGGCTGCGTATCGTGTGGGCGCAATGGCCCGCAGCTATTGTCTCAAATCCAGTCCCAAAGATGCGGGGTTTTTATGAACCGCGTGTCCCAATCGCGACCAATCGCGAGCGATGGTCGATAGCGGCACATCGGTCGATGCGGGGCCGGAAAAAAACAAAGCCCGCGAACCGTTGAAGGTTGGCGGGCTGCATATCGTGTAGGCGCAATGGCCCGCAGCTATTGTCTCAAATCCGGTCCCAAAGAAGCAGGATTTTTATGAACCGCGTGTCCCAATCGCGACCACGCATAGGTGGCCGATTTGGTGTTGCCCCCGCAGCGCTGCACATGGCCCGCGTCCAACAGATGTTCGAGCACGCGGCGCGCGCCACGCCGCATCGCCTCTTGCGAGGCGGGCGCAAGCGGTATGCCCCGGCTGACGTGACGCAGGATCTCGGCCATCCGGAATTCACGGCCCGGATAGGCCGCCAGCAGATCGATGACTTCGTGCGCATACTTCATTTGAATATCCTCCAGACCTGTTGCTTGAAGCTGCCAAGCGCGACCTTGTAGTACGGCAACGCGATGCCGATGACGCGGCACGCCTGGTCCTGGCGCGCGGACGCGGACAGGTCGGCGTAGTCGGCACGGCGCGTGTATTCGGCCTGCACGACGCGCCGCTCCACAAGCGGCAGCGCTTCGTACAAGGCGTGCACGCGGCGCGCGCGTTCGTGATTGACCGGAATCCGCAACGGCTCGTCGTCGTCATCGTGACCGGGCAGCGGCGGAAACTCGCATGCGTGCGGCGCTTCGTGAAGCATGCGGCGCGGCCCCGGCCAATCGCCCTCCCATTGCGACCGCGCCCAGTTGTGGATTTCATCTTCCACCCAACGCGGCAGGCCCGCCTGCGTAGCCGACGAGGTTCTGATGGGCTTGCGCACCTTGCCCGCGCGCATGCCCTCTTGCGAGCGTGCATCGTTTGCGATTGGCGTCATCATGCGGCCTCCTTCCGGGCGGCTTGCTTGGCCACTGCCAACATGTCGGCAATCGCCTTGGTTGGGTAGCCGCCCTGCGCGATGCGGGCTTCCCAGCGTTCAATCCATTCCCGATGCGACCGGCTGCGAGCGGCCAGCAGCTTTCCTGCTCCCATTTTTTTCAATGCCTCCTCGGCTTGAGCCCGCGTGGACAGCGTCTGGCCAGGTGCGGGCAACGCCGCGCGTGGCGGCGGAATATCGGGCCATGCGCCCTTGGCCAGTTCTTCTGTCAAGGTCCGTTCCCAACGGACCTTGAGCGCGCCGTAATTGCTATTAAGAAGATCGACCGTGCTGACCCCCACCGCCGCCCAATACACTGCGGGATGGGACCAGTCGCCCGTCTCGCCCCGACGCCGCGCCGACACGCCGCGCACGGCTTCGTGATAGGCAAGCTCGGCGATCAGCCACGGGCAGCACAGCTTCAGAAATTCCGGCAGGGTCGGCGGCCATTCACGCGTGAGGCAAGCGGTAAGCCCGCGCCGCACCTGCGCCTCGTTCAGTCCCGCCAGCTTCTGATTCCAGGAGTCCTTCAATTCGCGCGGGGTCAGGCCTTCCCATTGCTGCGCAAACTTCGCGCCGTACAACAAATGCATTTCGTTGACGACCAATGCGCCCATACCGACAGACGATTCAACCAGCGGCATCGATCACCCCCATATCGATCTCGCTGCGCGCATGGCCTTCCGCCAGCACGCTGCGCAACTCGGTGGACCAGTCCGCGCGTTGACGCGCGCGCTGACCACCGGCCGTGCGCGGTTCATGACGCGTTACGTGGCGCGGCGGGAACAACCCCAGATAGCCGCTGGCGATGCTGTGCGCAATGACATCGCGCGCCGCGATACCCTCGGCGTGATAGCCGGCCAATTGCTGCAACTGCCGTCGTGCGCCCTCTTGCGTGATCGGCTTCTTGCGCGCCTTGCGATCCGCCACCCAGCTGACCCAATCGGCGCGATCCAGCCAGGCCGGCAACGGCATGTCGATGACGTCAACACCCGCTCTGCGCCGGCTACCGGGCTCCACCGCGCCGGGTAGGTTGCCCTCTGGTTCTGGTTCTGGTTTTGGTTCCTGGTTGGTTGCGCAGGTGTTCAACGGCTGTTGCGCCGCGTCGCCGGACGCCTCTTGCGAAACGCGCCGGGCCCGCTTTGCCGCGCTGGCCTTGCCGGCGGCGGACTTGGCTTCTTTGTTGCCGTGATAACGCGCGATCTCGGCGTCGCAGCGCGCGTGCCGCCAGCCCTGCTCGGATTCCGCGAAGAACTCTTGCAGCACCTGCGCGACAGCGGCTTGCTCGTCGTCGGAACGCGCGATCAGTAAACGGCAGAGCTTTTCGATATCCCGCGTCAGCGGGGCTTCGGTGTCGTAATAGAGTTCGATCAGGTCGCGATAGACGCTGCGCTCGATTCGCGTCAGATGCCGCGTCGCGCTATTGAAATCGCCGATGTGATGGGGGTAGTAATTCATTGCGCCGGTCTCCCTTCGGCCAACTCGGGCCAGATTCGAGAGCAGTCGATGGGGCGGAGATCGCGCCGGGTCACTTGACCATTGGTGGCCCGTTCGATCAACGCGCAGTGCTTGACCGGCACCGGCCGGCGTCCTGTGCGCCATTGATAGATCAGTGCGGGTGAGACTCCCACGCGCCGCGCGACTGCCGCAGCGGTCAGCGCCCCCTCCTGCTTGAAATAATCGTGTAGATTCATCACCAAAACTATAGCGACGCTACAGCTTATTGGCAAGCCATGCTATAGTTTTATTTGCATAGCATTGCTATATGAAAATGTGGACTATCGAAGAGGAAGCCGCCGCCCTGCGCGCACGCTTTGAAGGCGTGAACCGCGCGGCATTTGCTCGCGACCACCACGTCAAGGGCGGCCAGGCGATGATTTATCAGCACATCACCGGCCGCCGTCCCATTGGGATCGAAGCCGCGATGGCTTATGCCGAAGGCTTTGGCTGCACACTGGCCGCGATCAGCCCTCGCCTGGCGGCCGAAGCCCAAAAGGCCGCTTCCCTGACCTCCGCCCCGCCACTTTCCGCTGCGCCCGCCTCGGGTTCGACCTGGCCCTTTCCGTCGGTCCCCCTGGCGCTGCTCAAAGGCCTGGGCGACGACCAGCTCAAACGCCTGGAAGGCGCGTTGCTGTTGGCGTTGGGTCAGATGGGCGTGAAGGCCAAAGGCGCTGCGACGTCATCCAAGAGCCCTGCCGCCAAGCGCGGCGCCATCATGAACATCGATGCCGTGGCCGACGAATTCCCGATGGCGCCCGTGCCTGCCGCCCCCTGGGATCCCGACGGCCTCACCACGCATCAAGCGGATCGGATGCAGGCCTTGCGTATCAGCACGGCGGCCAACGTTGGCCACGTCGCCAACGCGGGCTATTCCGCGAACGATCAAGCGTTCATGCCCATCCCCGAGCTGGATGTGCGTCTGGCCGCCGGCCGCCTGGGCATCGAGAACTATCACGAGACCGAGATCGGCGAGATCCTGCTGCGCCGCTCGTTCCTGGAATCCTTCAAGCTGCCCATCAACCGCATGAAGATCGTCTACGCGCAAGGCGACAGCATGGAACCCGTCATCCGCAACGGCGGCCCGATGCTTTTCTTTGAAGACCCCATCACCGACCCGCGAGAGATCGATCCCCGCACCGTGTACGCGATCAACCACGGCGGCAAGATGATCGTAAAGTGCATCGCGCGCGAACGCGAAGGCGCATGGCTGGCCAAGTCGCTGAATCCGGCTTACGCCCCCTTCGCGCTGGAAAAGGAAGACGGCTGCGAGGTCCGCATCGTTGGGCGAATTCTGTGGTCGCCGTATGACTTGCGTAATGGTGTGGACGAGCGCTTGTTGTAAGCGTCGCGGACGATAAAAGTTCACGCGCGTGCGGAATTAATGTCGAGATCGCCCAAGCCCCCCAAGCCGCCCGCACTCGCTATTGCATTTCAGCCTGTCCCTATAAAGACATCTTTCTATAGAATGCTTGTCGGTATCTATGTCGAGTAAAGCGACTCATCCTCTCGGCTACTACCCCCACTGTCAGCGTCAGATGGCCAGTTGTGTGACGCGCAATCCAAACCCCAAATCAGATCAGGAGTTTCCT